TCTTTTGAAGAGTCTCTGACGAGCCCTTCTCTGGGTCATGGTCAGTGCCATTAACGTCTCCCCGGTTTATCCCATCCTTTTAATACATCTGGTGAAAAGTTGGCGTATGAGAATTCCATACGATCAACAATTTTCACTGCATCACCACCAAGTTTATCTATTGCAACAAAGCCTTCTTGGTCTGTTGTACGATAGCCTTTCTTTGTTTTCAAAAACGTTTTAAAGTTTCCGATCTTGTTAAGTATATTTATAAGTTTAAGTTTTGCGAGAACTATAACTTTCTGCAGCTCAAACATCTTTTCTATAGACTTCATATTACTCTTAGAGAAAAATTCTAAGATATCGTCTAGCTTTTTTTGTTGAACAGCTTTGCCTTTATCTGTTTTACGTTTGTCAATTTCTGCACGATATTTTTGGCTGATCCAATTAACGAGTTTACGTGCATGACCTTTTGAATCAGTAACGACTTGGCCTTTTCGTACGTATGTATTATTGAACTGCTCAATGAGTTGCGCCAAAGCTCTATTTTCTTGAAGCTGACGGAGAGTAGTTCCACTAATTTGATTAAACAATCTACCAGCGGTAGTAAGATGTGCATTAACTTCATCTGTTTCTCTCTTTGACATGGTTGCTGTTGTCATATCACGAAGCATTGCATCTTGAACAAATACATTACGAGACTTTGTAAGTTTACTTACGTTTACTCCATAAGATGCTCGCATCTTCTCGAACGAATTTCCTGTATATGTGGTGTGCCACACGATTCCGATCTTTGATGACTTGATTTGTTTGGCCATCTCAGTATTTGCTGGGACAGCATACAATATCGTATTTGGGTGAAAGGTAACGTACGACTCTCCTTTAATCTTTTGAGTCTTGATATCGTCCGAAGAAAACAGAAAATCACCTTGTATTACTCCTTTAATTCCTAATGAAGGTAAATGTTTAAGAGCGAGTTTAAGCTTAACAGCGAGATCGCCACTAGCGTCAGCGTCAACGTCAGCATCGCTCTTGTATACTTTGGGAGATTTGTTAAAGATCCCTTTTTTCGCCACGAAGAATCGACCATCACGAGGATCAGTGCCAGCAAAGATAGCAGGAGCGCCATCCCATTTAACAGATACACTACCATCTTTCACACCTCCTAGCATGTCGCGTAATGATCTTAACGCCATTATCGCTTGTCTTGTTCCATTGACACCACCATAGAGAACTTTATCTTCAATGTGAGTCATATGAGTATTTTGTTGTTCTGTTATATATTCTTGAAATCTCATCTTACACATCCTTTAGAAATGATTTAAACTTTTGAGTTAAAAAAGCTGTGACTGATGGTTGTGATGTCCAAGATGCGGAACCCTTATATCTCATTGCAATATCTATTGCTGGCATGTCACCGATAAATAGTTGCATTCCTAAAACCGCAGCACTTCCAGTAAAAGACTGTCTATCTACTTTTATCTTTGGTTTTCCCTTTTTGAGAAGTTCTGCTACTTTTATTGAAACTGTGTCAACTGGTATGACATCAGCTTTTTCAACTACAGGCCCAGCTTTTAAATATCTACCAACGCCTGTTATCAAAACAAAATTAAAGTTAAAGTTTTCTAGTTCTTTTAAATCTGTCTTTAAAACTAGTTGCATTATTTTCTGTGCGATAGTATCCTGTTCTTTTTCAAACATGTCACCTATTCTACCAAATATACTATCACGTCCTTTCAGCTGATCATTAAAAAATTTATTGGGAAGGCCTGCAACCATTCCTTTCCATTTTGATTTTCCACTAGTTGATCTATCGCTACTAGCGGTTTTGAAAGAACCTGTTGGTAATAATCCTTGTGATTCAGCGGTCTTAACGACCTTATTGACCATAAAATCTCTTAGTGTAATGTTGTACTTATTTACTATCTCTTTTGAATCAAATAACCCTGATACTGATTTGTTTAAAAGCGTAGGATCTGCAGAAGTACTTCTATCTTTCTTTTTTAGAGAAACACCGTAAAACTGAGTACCTTTTTTAATCACAATGTCAGATGAATTGAAATCTTTCATGCCATATGCATTTCGTTTAAATTTTTGAATATCTCTATTCCATGTTCTACCTGTTACATATGCCTTTTGACCAACACCTCCACAGTATTTTTGGAAACCTACGGCAGCTGAAAATGCCTGACAGAAATTTGAATAGTCTCCATCAATCGCATCAAATTCTTTTTTATCATAATCTTTGACGGTTTGTGGTATGATTTTCTTAACTTGATCTACTAACGCGTCAAGCTCAACTATATCATTAGGAAGAGCACGTGGCAATTTCATACATGCAAGGCCTGCGGTTAATAATTCGTTAGGATCTGTTTTACCGCGTTTTCCATTTGGCTTTGTTTGCACAACAATGTCTTTATCAAAACTAGGAATACTAAATTTAAAATCTTTTGTAGCTCTGTTTGATGTGATCTCTTTAAATTCGAATTTATCATTTGTCGACAAAAATTTATTTACAGCCTGAACGTATTGACGTCTTTTATTATCTGGTAATGTTTGAGTAAGAGTTATAGTTTTTCCAGTTTCTTTTTTTACATTCGTATCTTCAATATCAAAGCCTGAAACAGCAGATGCAATGTCTTTTGCTGCATTAACTGCAGTTGTATTTTCCATCAGATGTCTCCTAAAGCTCAGCATATTTTATCCTATTGTTATAATAACCTATTTATACGCTTTTGTAAATAAAAAAAGGCGACCGAAGCCGCCCTTTTTAAATGTACTTACTACTAGAATTTTGCAAGAAACCTACCTATGTGATGCACAAAAGGCAGAAGCGATAACGCCATCAAGAGATTTACACCAGTATGAGCCATCGCTATTCGCAATGTATCACCCTTTGGCATACCGTCCGAGACAAGTAAACCTGCTATCCATATCGTTCCTGTCGTTCCGATATTGGCTCCTAAAACTGCGGCTATCGCAGCTGGTAATGGTACCGCTCCTGATGCGACAAGAGCAATAATTGCAGTCGTCGATAGAGAAGATGACTGCCACAACAATGTCATGACAATTCCACCCAAAAACATCCATGCGACGTTATGAGTGAAGTAAGCTAAATGTTCGATATTTCCCATTGACTTCATGCCACCAGAAAACATTTTAAGACCGATGTAGAATACAACGAGTCCTACGAGTGTAGTTATAACTGGATTTCCAAGTTCCATCTTTTTAACCTTTTTTACGAGTTTGTCCATAGTCTCTATTCTCATTACGTTTATTAAAAAGTTTGACACCACGCTGTCGAGCCTTCTCACGGTTCTTTGGATCCCATTGTTCAAATCCTTCTATACCGTGGTCACGTGCCCATGCAGCATACATATCTTGTTTATGTGCTTTCATTAACTTAACCTATCAATCAGTTTTTGGGAATCTTTTGGATTATCGATCAGTTGCTGACGTGCAGCGTATAATCTTTCAAGTCTCTTTTTTACAGACCTTTGCGACGACTTGAGTTTTTCAAGCGCCGTAATTTCTGAGTTTACAAGGTCAAGACCAAGAGACATGGCCTTGACATCACGATTTACGCTTCTTATCATTTCTGAAACCTTACTGTGTATATTTTACCGTCATGAGTAAATGTCACAACGCTATGAGAATATACTTCTTTGTACTCTTCTTCGTACCTTGTTTCCATTCTACACTGCGGTCCTTTGTTCTTTTCGGTATTGAGTACACCGCCAAGGAAAGCGCCAAGTGCACCACCACCTTTTTCTCCTGGTATATTATTGCCGATAGCACCGCCAACAATAGCACCTTCAAGGAAGTTTGTGATATCGTCTTTACCGTTACCTTCAGTGCAGACCTGAACTGAATATGGTTTTTGTACGATAACATTCTTATAGTGATCAGTTACTTCTGCTCTTTCGAAGCCGCTAGCGACAGCAGGCGTACAGCCTGCTATCATAAGTGCTGCTAATATGTTTCTCATTACGCTGCCTCCGCCATTTCAAGGGCTTTTTTCAAAGCGTTACGTTTACGTAGTTCGTTACCACCGAACCAGTTTGAATACAGACGATTGTCTGCGTTACGACCTTGTACGTGGTCAGTTACGTAGGTAACAGCATTAAATGCCTGCCACCATGAACCTTCAGCAAACTCCGCACCAGGCTGTTCTTCAAGAGCTTCAAAGCAGAACTTACCGTTACGTGACAGTGTATCAAGTCCAAGCTCTTTACCTTGTACACGCTTGTCAGCTGTACGTGGGAAAACAGTATTGAAGTACTCGATGACATTGTCTTGTGTATAACGCTTTGAACCTAAGAACTCAGCCATTTCCTTATATGTATGCAACTTTGAAGTTGCGATACCAAGAGCTTTCTTAACTTCTGAAGCATTGAACTCGACACGATGACCGACTTTAACAGACTTTTCTGATTTCATTTCAAGAGAGAATGTCAGTGTGTTGTTACATACAACGCGAATCGGTGTAAAGCGAATGTCAATTGACTTACCGTACTGGTGAGGGTTTGAGAACAACAAGTATGAATCGACTTGATCGCCTTTGAACAAATCAAATGAGTCTTTAACTTTTGCCAAAGCCCATGTCATTTGACCGTCTTTAAGAGAACCAGCAGTATGCATTTCCATATCACCAGCAAGTACGTATTCTGAAAAGAATTCGAATGCCTCTGAATTTTGGACTGGATTCCAGTTTTCGCCAACAGTTGTAAGGATCTTGCCGTCTGTTTCACGAACAAGAGACTTTTGGCCGGTAAACTTACGTTCACCGTCAAACTCGATGAAGTTATCGACTTCACGAACTTGCCAGTTAAGACCAGCTTTTTCCATCATTTGCATGGGTGTAAGATCATTTGATACGGGAACTCCAAGACCGTGCCAAGGGACCTGACCTGCATACGCCATTGTTTCAACTAAATGTGCCATTATATAACTCCTTATGCCACTAATGTATAACCAAGAATAAAAGAAAAGAGAACGGTGAACAGTACTGCCCAACAAGCTTCTGAATAATTACGCATTATGCAATCTCCTCTGCAAACCACTGACGACCATTTGTTGATGTCATACCAAGACGTTCAAAACCGCAAGGTGCAACTACATAACATTCGTACTTGTCGTTGCGAATAACATCGCCAACTGAGATAGAATGCATACGATCGAAACGCTCGATCTTTTCTTCAGGACCGATGTTACCGATCTCAAACACCTCGTCAAGAGTATCAGCTTCAATAGCAGCAACTTCTTCGTATGCTGACAAGAAGAATACTGGATCGACTTCACCAAGGATACGTGCATCCATTGCTGCTTTTTCGGTAGCGCGATCTTTATTAATCTGACAAACTGTGAATCTCATTTTTAACTCCTCAAATATTTTCTTATACTAATATTATATACTATTTCTCAGCAAATGTAAATAAAAAAATCACTCTTAAGTGAATTTTTTTTCAACTTTTTTTATGTGCTTACATTTTGAGAAAGCAATACAATCGCAAGAGAATCCGTAGTCAGACATTTCAACTCTGTACACGTCGCCCTTTGAACCAACTACAGGCCACTGTACACCTGTCAGATGGTGACCTTTTGTATTGACTATTTCTGATGGAAACGTTCTCATTTTTAGCTCCTTAATTACTCTATACATATATTATATCATA